GAGCCGAGCCTGACCTGGTAGAGCCTGACCTGGACACGACACCGAGCCGACCTGATATTTCGTTGCGTATATTTACCGACACGACACCGAGCCGAGCCGAGCCTGACCTGGACACGACACCGAGCCGAGCCGAGCCGAGCCGAGCCGACGCCTGGATGCGTCGCAAAATGTTAAAAATAGCTGACTTTTAAGGCTAGATGCGTCGCACAATATTATGGAATTAGCACTCTCACCCTCCGACTGCTAACATCTAGTCTTATCATCCCCCGCCCGCCACCGCAAGCCCTAGCACATAATTGAAGCATTTAAATGAGTTATAAGCGATTTTAAACACCTGACTTGATATAGATTACCCGTATTTCGGCAGACGCAAGCGTATTGCCGAGCTATTACCGCCCGCAACCGCCCGCAACCGCCCGTCTCCGCCCGTTTGACTTATACACAGGATATACACAAAAAAGCCCTTGACAAGGATTTGGGGATTTGATATAATGATTACAGATAGGTAAAGCAAAGCACTTTCAAAACTTATAGCCAAAGGCAAGGGAATATAACAATATGAATACAAAACAAATCAAAGAAAAATTACTTGAATTGGGAAATGATATTGACCACGCTCTAGGCCTGGCAAGCGAAGCCAACGGAGATTTAGACGATATACAACGAGAACTCCAAGACTTATTTGACGAAGAGATGACCGAGAAGCAACAGGATGGCGAGCTGGGAGACCTTATTTCAAACACTATTGACAATATAGACGAGACCAGAAGCGAGCTTGATAACGCCTATGATAGAGAGATAATTAACACCGACAAATTAAACGGGATTAAATAATAAAAGCATTTTGGCTATAAGTTTTGAGCGAGTTTTGGCACGGACTTTCACAACTTAATCACAGAGGCAAGGGATATAAATATATGGATAAAAATGATATTTTAGATAAAATAAGGGAATTAAAAGACGAAGTTGCGATGCTTGATGGAAATGATAACACCGAAGAATATGATGAAATGCTTGACGACAGCTACGGAGATGTAAAAATAGCGGGCATAGAATATAGCACCTCATACGCTTTAAAGAATATAGACGAAATTGCTTACAACTGTGGGCATTCAGATTTTAACTCTTCAAGGATAAGCGATTTGGAAGATGAAATTGAAGAGTTGGAAAAAGAATTAAAAAACATAGAAGAATAAAATTAAGCTATTCTGTGATTAAATTGCGAGGGTTGGGAGCGGAAACGCTCCCTCTCTTGCCTTAATAATTAATTAATAAAATAATGTAAAATTATGATAAAAAGACTATATTATCACAAAACAGACGGCGGAGCGGAATACTTGACCGACACTTTTATACAAGGGCGGGGAAAGTATAAAGACCACAGGGAGGGGAGCTTTACCGACAAAACAAAATATATTGTCCGAATTGACGGCGATATAACAAAAGACGCTGAATTAATAATTAAAAAATAATGTAAAAAATTATGAAGTCAAAAAAAGATATACAAAAAAGAATAAAGACAACGCAAAAGGCTATAAAAGATTTGGAAAATACTCCGCTTATACGCCTTGAAGAAAACTTCAACGGACAACTAGAAGCCTTGTTATGGGTTTTAAATTCTAAAAATAAATAATAAAAAACCTATGGAAAAAATAGAAGTAAAAACAAAAGGAGAGGCGAGGCAATATGCGATAAGATGGCAATTGTGGGCGAGTAGCAAAAGTTTATCTTACGAGGAGCTGGCTGAATGGGGAGCTATTTTTACGGAGCTGGCGGAGAAATACAATTTACAGGAGGAGTTTAAAGAAAACGGGATAATTTAGAATAACATAAAAATTATGAAAATAATATATTGTCAAAATTGCGGACATAAAAATAAAAACATATTTGGCGACTGGAAAGCTTGCGAAAAATGCGGAAATGAAGACCAATTATGTATAGCCGAAGATGTTATAAAAAAAGGATATTCCTGCGTGGTTATGGGTAGAAGAATTATAACAGAAAACGGAGAAACAAAACTGATATGAACAATTACATAATACAAAAGCGGACTTTTGAAGCCTTGAATTATCCAAAGGGAAGCAAGGAGCGGGATTACGCCAATTTGAGTATTACAACCTCCGAATACCAATTATCCTATAAATACTGTGTACTGGGGATTGATTGCTCTGTAAGCTTCAGAACGAGAAAGGAGGCTAATGATTTTGCGGGGAATAATAATTAATTAATAAAATAATGTAAAAAATATGCCAAAGACAAAAAAGAAAATAAAGAAGTCTAAATTAAAAGATTTTATAATCTATTATAGTTTCCGAGGCACGGGGCGTGTTGTAATGCGAGCTAAAAGCGAGAAGCAAGCCCGTGAAATGTTTTATGAAGGAAGTTATGAAATTGATTATGATTCAGAAGATGGAAGCAATTATCAAATTAATGAAGTCAATGAAGTATAATAACTTTTTGGATGTATAGCTGGCTGGCTGTACATCCTATAAAGAGATTATAATGTCTCTAAACTCTGTTTTTTAACAATATGAAGAATACAAAAAGCTTAATAGAAGAAGCCAAAAAGTTTTTGAAATTGTGGGAGGCGGAGAAAAGTACAATGCGGAGTTATGATGGAGACAATTGGCATTGCGTGAATGTAAAAAGAGGCGGAAAAGATTGGTTTAATTTTGAAGAGCTGTTAAAAAAATACCCGAAGCGATACCACAAAGAGATAAAAGACAACCTGCTTGACGGCGACAATATCAAAGATTATATATATTATAGCTGGCTGGAAATTGCGTGGGAAGATTTGAATGATAACGGAGTATTGGATGAAATGGAGTTGAAGTATATAAACAAAATTGGAAAGGTACGGTATGATGACCGAAGATATATTGTGTCCTGCGGGAGAAGCGGAGGCTGGGCGTGCTTTCAATCAGACGGGTTTGAAATAGAGGATGAATTGCTGGGACAAATTGAATTGGAAGAAATTAATGCCGATTATATCCTGGAATTGCGTTTGAAGCTTGAGGGTTGCTTGAATGAAATAGCAAGGGTTAAAAGGTTTATTGATAACTCCAACAAAAGACTGAATTGGGAATACGAAATCACGGGCAGAATAGAAAGTATTATTGAAGAGGAAAAAGGTTGTATGAATAACGCAACAATGATTATCCCTAAACTTGTGGCAACGGAAAATATGCTTAATGAATTTTTGGATACATATACAACTCCGAAGCACAAGGCGATTAAAGAAGCGGTTGCGAGAAGTTTTGGCTCTATAAAAGCTGTAGCAAAAAAAGAATTAAAATAAACATTTTAACTCCTTTTAACAAGCGTGCGAACGCTTAACAAAAAGAATAACAAAAATGATTGTCCATAACCGCTGTATAACAGAGGCAGTGGCCGGATAATTATAGTTATTCTTTTTTTGTGGATAACTTCATTTGACCGATGGGCGACAGTTTTGATATAATTAAGATAATTAACAATTAAATAAACTTTTATATGGGAAATAAGTTTTTATGCTATTTTGCCTGGATGGCATATTCGGCATTTACTTTTTGTTTTGTGGCACACCATAACGCCACCTTACATATTATAGGATGCGGAATGCTGGGATTGTGGCTGGCCTGGCTATGGGACAGGCTTCATAGAATGGATATTAATAATTAAAAAAATATGGCAGACATAATTTTTATAACCTGCATGGTTGCGATGGTTGCGTCTGCTGTAATACATTTTAGAAAATAATATGAGTTCATTTTATTGCAAATATTGCGGAACCGCACACCCTATTCCCGATACGGCCGGAGAGGTTGCTAAAATTGATAAAATTGAAGAAGTAAAATTGAAGGAATATTATCAGAAGTGGGAATTGTCCGGTGCGAATACCCAGAATCTTGTAATAAAAGAGATTATTACAAAGATTGAAGATAAGCTGAATGAGATAATAAAGTTTATAAATAAGGTATAATATGGCCAAGAAGAAGGTTTATGATTATGTCTGTATCAGATGTGGAAAGAAAAAGAAATCGGTTGTCTATGACCAAATAGTATGCTCCAAGTGTTCAAAATGGAGTATGCCAGGCAAAGGGCAAACTGATATATACGGCGGAGTGGTTAAAAAATAAAAATATGGTGGACTGCGGTTTGTTCTTTTCTATAATTGCCGGCATCGCAAGGTATCCGGCTAGTTCCAAGAAAGCGGTGTAAACTAAAACGGGTTTATTATTGGTTAATATTTTTTGCTTTACATACACGAACTTCCAGGCAATTATAGCGTCCAGAAAGATGCACAAATTCCGGTGTGCTACCATTCCTCCTATTAAAATTAAAATAAAAAATATGAAAAAAAATAAATGGGTCGTTGAGATTAGGGACAGCTGCAAGGTATGCGGTGGTAAACTTCCGAACTCCAGGTTCCGGACATACTGCAGCACAAAATGCCGAACCAGGAGAAACAACAAAAAACAAGTAGATAGCGGGTACAGTATGCTTTATCAGAGAAAAAGGCACGATGAAGCGGCAAGCGTTCCAGGTCCGGATAAAGTGCAATGCCTGCTCTGCGGAAAATGGTACGTGCAGCTGGGGACCCACGTCTTTCAGCGTTATGGAATGACCGGCCGTGAGTACCGAGAGCTGTTCGATTTGGAGGTGAAGCGTGGGATAGTTCCGGAGTGGTACAGAAAGCTCAAGGGCAATATTGCATTGGATAATAATACATATAAGAACCTGGAAAAGGGTGCGAACTTCCGGTTCAAACACGGTCAGAAGGGGGTTGGAGTGTATAAACGCTCGGAAACCACGATTGAGTGGCTGAGGAATTTGCATAAAACCAGGGGAAAAAGGGGATAGTTTATCCACAGTTTATCAACTTGCAGGCGACAGCGACAGGTGGTATAATCTAGGCAGATTTACGTTTCTAGGTCGAGGCAACAAAATCTTATTCGAATTATCGAATTTAATACTTAATAATGGTGGTACTTTCCACCAACAAAATATATGGCATTAGAAAATAGACAAGGTGGTAACTTTATAACTATTTTACAGGGCAAGTTCTGCCAACGTGTGCCGGAAGGCACGGAGGGTGCGGTAACGAGAATTAATAAATTAGGCAATACAGTCCACGAAAAGTTTTACGACTCGTTTACCGGAAAATTAGTGAGCATAAGAACGCAGGACGGGAACTACGGCAAGACGTGGTGTTTTGGTTTCCAGGACAAGGGTGAAATTTACACCTTGCAATTGTCGTATTCAAACAGTTTCGCAATAGCGTTGCTGAAGATGCTTCCCAATATCGATTTGAATAAGGAGATGAAAGTATCTCCGAGCGTAAAAGAAGTAGACGGGAAAAAGAAAAGCTCACTGTTTATCTCTCAAGACGGCGTGAATATCAAACACGCATACACAAGAGAGAAACCAAACGGTATGCCGGATATGAAGCAGATTACGGTTAATGGAATGTTAGTATGGGATGACACGGATAGAATTAAATTCCTTCACGATATGGTAGTTGAAAGCATCCTTTCAAAGATTGGAGCAGCACCGGCAAGCGGGCCGGCACCGGAAGCGGCCGGAGGATTTGTACCGGAAGATGATAAAGTAAATCCTGAGGACGTTCCGTTTTAGTCGATATACAATTTAAACTCTCTCGACAATGTAGAATTGAAAAATGTTGGGAGAGAATGGTTCAAAAGACAGCTTTGCGTTGGTTAGCCGGTTTCTACATTCCGATTATCTGACCGCTTTAGCTGTTTTTTTGAACCGCTCTCGCCCGATGTTAAAATAAAAATGTATGATTAGTAATGAAAAACAATTCATAACTTTTTTTCCGAATTGTAAGTTTCGTTATTTGGATTTGAACGGCAGCGGGAGACCGCCGATATCATCCGACACTCAAAGAAATGACCTGAATATCCAGGGCTATTGTGCTTTTTTTACTCCCAACGGCTTTGAGGGCGGTAATGCCACTAAGGGGAATTGTATAAATTTATCAGCTTTTTATATTGATATAGACAAAAAGCTCTCCGGTGAAGACATCGATGGCATTAAAAAGATTCTAGACCCGACCTTCGTGATACAGACAATGAACGGGTTTCATTTTTACTGGCTACTAGCTGAGCCAATTTTTAAGGCAAAGACAGCGAACTGGGAAGAAGCTGTTTCACGATGGGAAAGGATTGAACAATCAATCGTGAGTACAATTCCAGGTTCCGATAAAGCAGTAAAAGATATACCAAGAATTTTAAGGTTGCCTGGCTCGTTTTACTGGAAGAAAACCGGAGATAAATGGAAGAGCGGTACTGACGGGGTGTTTCGAATAAAGGGTTTGTATAAAAACACAGCAAATAAATACACAATGGACGAAATTGAAAAGGCTTTTCCGATAGCCGAAAATAAGTTATCGTTCAGCGATGTTCTCAGCCCGACTACAGACAGGGCAAAGAAGATGGCTGAGGCGGAAAAGAATGATTTTTTGGAACGGGTCAATGAAGACTTCCCCATAAATGAACGTGACAGTTTCGTGAGACTGGTCAACGCAGAGCCAGGAAGCTTACCAGGACCGAATATCCGCAACAGAGCCCTGCATATCACATCCTGCCTTATGCGGCAGGCCGGATGGCCTTTGGAGAAGGCTCTGGCACAGATTGAGAAGGTCGGATGGCACGGAATGGAGAATGAGCCGAACGGAAAGAATGAGATTAAAAATACAATTGAAAGTGCCTATGAGCACGAATACTCCTATTCCTACAAGAATGAGATTATCTCTTTTAATATGTCCCCTGTTGAAAATCAGAGGATACAGAAGTCGTACACCAAGGTTATCAAGGACAGAAAAGAGCAGGATAAGGTACGCTTTTCCAACTACGAACAGGAGCTCCTGGCCAAGAATCCGTATTTGAAAAAGAATGAAATCGGAATTGTATTCCACTATTGCGGCGGAGTTTATAAAATGATGTCCGACCAGGAAGTGTCTGATATGGTTTTGAACGGGTTGTACGAGGATATGCTCTGGGGATACCGGACAAAGAGAAATGTGTCGGATAAAGTGGCGTGTCTAATTTCAATCATTCCACTGTTGGTTGTGACGGATGATAAGGGATATATTGCCAATGTAAAAAACGGCCTGCTGAATATTTATACCAAAGTACTGATGCCTCACAGTCCGGACTTCGTCTCTCTTGTTCAGTACCAAGTTGAATACAATTCGGATGCCAAATCTCCAACCTGGGATGCGTGTATGGATAGCTGGATGTCCGGACCGGAGAAGACGGAAAAGACTCGTTTGTTGCAGCAATATTGCGGATACTGCTTGTCATCGTCTATGCTGTACGACAAGGCTCTATTTCTGGTGGGAGACGGAGGTAACGGAAAATCTACATTCGTGGATACAATCGCAATGGTTATCGGGCCTGGTGCGACTTCGCACATTGACCTTGAAAGTCTTTACGGTGCGTTCGGTATGCACGGGCTTATCGGTAAGAGGTTGAATATAATAGAAGAGGTCCACGGGAATTATTACCAAAGCAACAAGCTCAAGAAGTTAATCTCCGGCGAACAGGTTACAATTGATATAAAATACAAACCGCAGTTTACATTCCGGCCACAAGCTAAGTTCGTGTTTTCGGTGAACCTCCTGCCAAGAGTCGACGATACTTCAACTGCCACTGAACGGAGAATCTGTGCGGTTAAATTTCTTAACAACTACAGAGATAACCCGAATTACAAATTGCGTTCCAGTGTCGGATTGTTGGCTGCCGAACTGTCCGGAATACTGAATTGGATGGTAGATGGAGCGATTGACTTGGCCAACAACGGAAAGTTCGTTGTAACCGCTGAACAAACCAAAATGCTTGATGAGTATCGGGAAGAGAACTCATCGGTCGAAGGCTTTTTGTCGCAATGCGTTATATCTAAGCCGTTTACGAGTATTGAAATTCCGACTCTTTATTCTGAGTATAGGAAGTGGTGTTCGACTGATGGTGGCAGAAAGACCAAGTCAAACGTTACGTTCATAAAAGAAGTTAAAATCTATGGTGCCAAGAATAAGAAATTTGAATACGTAGAACGGGAAGATGACTTTGAAGCCAAGATAGACGGAGCCGCACTGAGCTCACAGTGGAGCCGGCAATACGATAATTTACTCGACTAACCCCCGATAACAATAAATAATTTTTAAATAATATGTTTATGTTTTTAAAAGAAAAACAGGATTTATTCTGTAAATTACAAGATATTCAATATGATATTAACTCTTTACACAGAAAAGTTGATTTGTTGGCAGAAGTTAAGGGGTATGAATTTGAATATGACCAAGAAGATGCTGAATGGAAAATTAAGAGATTAGATAAGGAAGATGCAGAACCTGTTAAATATGACCCGAGAAATAAATAATTTTTAAGTGAAAAAGTATGGAAGCAAGTATAATAGAGTGTAAAAATCTAAACGAATACACGAGTTCAGAATTATCAGAATACGAAAAATTATCTGTTAAGGAGATAAAAGAGTGGAAGAAGTTTCAGCGAGCAATAATCAAAGAACAAAAAAGGCGTTTTGATAATTGTATTAGTAAATAATATGCCAGAAGAAAGTCGTGGAAATTCAGAATTTTGCTTAAAAAATAAAATAGCAAGAATATATTATCCCTGGTGGGGTAATGCCCATCCTAAAAATAGAGAATGGGTTTTGATAAGTCCGGATGGTGAAGTTGAAGATTATCATAGTAGAAAAGTTTTGGTTAAACAGGCGATATCTAATGATTGGAAATATCAAGTAGAACGCCATCATAAAAAGCACAGGGGAACAATGACTATTTTAGAAAAAAATTATTAAAAACTATTTATGCCAGAAGAAAAAAAACTCTCAAATATAGAAGAAGCAATAGTTTTGGGATTATGCCATAAATATGCACAACAGACCCCACCGTATATGCCCGAAAAACGCGATAAATGGGGCTTTAACGATTATTTAATGGTCTGGCTATCACTTGTGGCTTGTTCCTGTATATTCTTCGCCATAGGCGATTCTGTGGGCTACCAATTACACGAAGAACATTATCAGTCCTTGCGAACAGCCGAGAATGCTAAAAAGACCTTGAATTATCAGTCTGTTATGAAAAACTTGATGGAGAGAAATCTAATGTTGATTTATTAACAAAATGGGCGAGCGATAACTTCTGGTCATTTAGAAATCTTAAATAAAAACTATGAAAAATCTTACACAGATTGAAGCAGAATTTGAAAAAGAATACAACGAAAAGTTTAAAAAAAGAATAGAAAATAACCAGTGCGTCATCTGCGGAAAACCGCTTGAACCATTGTATGTAGAAGATTTCTGGGATAAACAATCTTATTTTCACTCCTGCGGATGCGTGGATAAAAATATAATTACGGTAAATTTGAATAAAAAATCTTAAATGAAATAAATTATTATGCTTATATTTTTATCAATCTTAAATTTATTATCGTGTATCGCAATGGGTTGTATTGCGGGACACGCTATCGGAAGATTAAAGACAGATTCATTTTTATTTTTAATGTTATTTATGCTGTGCTGGGTTATTCACAGTATTTGGATAATTATTAAACTTATATAAATATATGCCAAAAAATCAAGAAAAGTGGGTTGAGGAGTTAAAAGGGCTTGAAATGATAATTGAAGATGGAAAATTAAATGGTTGTCTGGTTTATCACGAAGCAATTGTTGATTTCATCTCAAATCTCTTATCCGAAGAACGGAAAAAGTGGGTGGAGGAAATTTGTAATTATATTTTAGCTAAACACGAACATTGTGTAATTAAGGAGGGTAGGTTTGGTAAAGTAGAAATTGAAACAGACAGACCAATTTTAGATAGTTTAGAACTTGAAGAATTTATAAAAAATCTTAAATAAAAAACTTATGCCAAAAAATCTTACACAAATTGAAGCAGATTTTGACGATAAGTTTAAGGATATTGTTTTACTTGATAGTCAAGATGGACAAGAAATGTTTTTACGAAGTATAGATAATAAAGTGTTCTTTTCAATTAAAGTTAATGAGGAAATTAAGAACTTTATCCGCCGAGCCGTGAATGATGCTGTGGAGGGTGTTATACCCGAAGAAATAGAAGAAATTGTATTTGATTTAAGTTGGAACGATTGCCGAGAAAAGATGCTTGAGAATAAAAATAATTTCTTAAAGTAAATAAATATGCCAAAACAAATCACAATAAACGAAGATTATATCAAGCGTCTGAATTACTATAAAAATAGGGTTGCGGATGCTCTGGAAAAAATGGATAGAGAAGAAATATATCTATCCTCCGCGATTATGGGTCTTATGGGATATTTGGACTCTTTGGAGTTTCTGATTGAAAATAGTCAAGAC